ATGAACTACCAAGGCGACCGCACAACCGGCTTCGCATCCCCCGCAGGCGATAACATCGAGGGCCCGATCGATCTGATGTCGGCTGCCCTCGATCTGCGTCAGCCCAGTCGGTATCCGGTTCGCGTGGAAGGCGATGCCCTGCTGGGCCGTTCCATCCGGCATGGCGATATCCTGGTCGTAGATTCTGCCGTAGCGCCCCGGGCCGGTGTCGTGGTGGTCGCTAGCGTGGGCGATGAACTGCGGGTCTGCGAACTGACCCAGCGCGCCGGCGAGTGGTGGCTGCGTTCTTCCTCACCTCAGGCCGCATCCGTCCAGGTCGATGATGACACTGACGTCGCGATCTGGGCCGTGGCTACTGGCCTGGTCCGAACGGACGTGTGATGCGTGTTTTCGGCCTGATCGACGGCAATTCCTTCTATTGCTCCTGCCAGCGCGCTTTCGAGCCGCGCCTGAAGCGCAGGCCGGTCGTGGTCCTGAGCAACAATGATGGCTGCGCGATTGCCCGCACCCGAGAAGCCAAGGCACTCGGCATCAAGATGGGGGATGCCTGGCACTTGGCCCGGAAACGGCCCGAGAGCCGTCCGGTCGTCTGGTACTCCTCGAACTATGCCCTCTATGCCGATATGTCGCGACGGATGTATCAGGTCCTGGCGGAGCGCGTGCCGGGCGTGGAGCCCTACTCGATCGACGAGATGTTCCTCGATCTGAGCAATCTTCCAGGGGATCTGCATGACCGCTGTCGGCAGCTGCGCCAGGACGTGCTTGATCATGCGAAGATCCCGACCTGCGTGGGCTGGGGCCCGACCAAGACAATCGCCAAGCTGGCCAACGGTCTGGCGAAAGATCATGCGGAACTGGATGGTTTGTGTGACCTCACAGATCCTGCCATGCGCCAAGACTGGTACCGCCGCACGGACATTGATGAAGTCTGGGGTATCGGCCGACAGACGACGCAGAAGCTGAAGGCCATGGGCATCGAGACAATCGCCGATTTCGTGGCGCTTGACGCAAAGACAGTCCGTCAGATGCTGACCGTCGTGGGCGCACGCGTACAGGCGGAGCTGCGCGGTCAATCCTGCCTTCCCCTGTCCGACATTGCCGCCACGCGGAAAAGCATCGCCTCGACCCGGACGTTCGGCCGTCTGCTACTGAAATGGGACGAGATTCGTGAGGCTATCGCGCACTATGCGAACCGGGCTGCGGAGAAACTGCGAGAGGATAAGCTTGAAGCTGCGCACCTTTCTGTCTTGATGCAGACCAATCCGCACAATGGCGACCCCTGGTATGCGAAGCACGCAGCCATCACCATCGAGCCAACGTCCGATGCCAGGGACCTGATCCGGCATGCGACAGAACTCGGCCGAGCCATCTGGCTTCCAGGATATCGCTATTTCAAAGCTGGAGTGATCTTGGCGGATCTGCGTCCTGCCGACAGTCAAGGACTCATGTTCGCATCGCGAGATCCGGTTCAGTCTGCGACCGTCATGGCTGCACTGGACGCAGTGAATGCACGCTTTGGAATGGGGACTCTCCGCCCGGGATCGACTGGGCTAAAGCACAGCTGGTCACCCCGGCAGTCTTTGTTGTCGGCGCGATATACAACACAGCTGGATGAGATTGTGACAGCGAAAGGTTGGTGATTACTAAGCGTTCCTTTTAGGATGCTGCCAAACGTTATTGAGGTTCATTTGAGTAGGAACTGCATATGTTAGATTCGCTATATAATATTGAATTTTCAAAGAAAGGTCAGTGTTACGCATATAAAATATCTATGAAATTTTTTCGCAGTAGCCTGGATAAAGCTATAAAATCTATAGATTCGAAACCCGAAGAGAATGATAACGCGCCAAGAAATTTATTAGGTAGAATTTTAGGAGCGTCTATTGAATTCTTCAATACAGTTCTTGCTTACGAGGCTATAGCTACTGTCAGAAAGGCTTTTATAATACAAGCATACCATAATTGGGAAAAATTTGTTTGTAAGTGTTTTTCACAAACATTCCCCTCAGAGAAAGTGCCAAGAGGTTTTGATGACTTGTCGAAAGCTGCCGAGCGCATGGGATTTATTTTGCACCCGGAACTTAATCTTGTTTCGGATCTCTCGAATGTTTTAAAACATGACAGTAAAAAAAGCTGTGAAAGATTGTTATCTGAGTGGCCGAAATTATTTTCTCCAGATCCAGAAATCCTTTCAAAGGAACTAGATGATGAAGATATTAATTGGACTTCAAATATAAAAATTGACGATAAATGGATAGATAAAATATTCTCTATTTTAGAAAAATCTGGTCCACCAGAAAATCCTCAGTAACCTCCTGTAAAAAAGATTGGTCAATAAATTCATTGTAAGCGGTCAACTTTTAGTTATTTATACCAATGCATGCCAACAAATGGCTGCGATTTCTCGTTGGCGCAGACGCTATGGTAGCTTTCGGCCAGCAGTCCGATACGCTCTGCGAGAGCTGTCATTTTGGCACTGATGCGTTCTGCAGCCATAGCCCGGACCGCATCATTCTGCCCCAGCAGCGCCCCGGCATATCCCACCTGCCGTCCAGCTTCTGCATCAGGCAGCGCGGACAGCGGCACGAACTGCACCGGCACATTCAAGGTTTGCCCCTTCGACCGACTGGCATCAGCCTGCAGTCCGAAGACTGGCAGCGCTGATGCTGCCGAGACAGAAAACTGACCCGACTGGCTGAACGTCCCGGACAGCTCCATCGTGACCGGTCCGGCAATCATGGCCACGACCGGGTCAGACGTATGCTGGGCGCACTGGAGCGCTCGCACATTGGCATCGAACCGGGCGGCCTGATCGGCCGTCCAGGTCTGCACACCGGACACGCTGACCACGCCGGCTTTCGTCAGGTCTGCCTGCACGCCGGCGATGGCCTGACTGATCGTGACCGGTGCAACGGATCCGGCCGAGCAGCTCGCGAGCATGACGCAGAGAAAGGCGCTATGGACCTTTCGCATACGCGGAAAGTGGCCGAGAATTCTTTCGTTATTCATGCAGCCCTCACTTCCGCCAAAAGGGCGTCGAAATCCTCACCGGTCGGGGCGGTGCCCGGAACGCCCAGCCAGTTCTGACGCGACAGCAGGCCGTAAGCCTCGTCCGCGATCCGTATGAAGGTCGCCCAGGGCGTGAAGGTGCGAGCGCCCCATGTGTTGAAAAATACCCCGGCCGGATTGTAGCCGACGAGCGCGATGGCATGACCGCCTGCCGGGGTATGGTCGCTGATGGCATCCCAATCCCAGGTCTCGCCGAGACCCAGATCGAGGAAGCCTTGCGGCACCTGCACGCCCGCCAGTACGCCGCCGAGATAGGCGATGGCGCGACGGATTCCGACGACGTCCGTCGGTGCAATCGAGCCATAGGCGGTCAGATAGTCGAGCGTCTGCCCCGGCCGATGCAGGCCATCCCGTCGCCAGGCATTCAACTGGTCCAGCAGGATGGTGCCGTCATCGTTGGCACCCGTAGCCGGCACGAAGCCTGTGACCAGGGCATAGTTCTGCAGCACGATCTCGGTCGAGAGCATGACCAGACCCTGCGCAGCCTTTGTCCATGTCGCCACCAGGGCAGCATGCGCCGCGAAAGCGCAGCAGCCGAAGCGGTCATTGCCCCACATCTGATAGGGCACGTTCTGCGACCAGTCGCGTTCAGCCGGCACGGCCGGCAGGCATTCAGCCAAGACCCGGCCGAGGCGGTATGTCCGCGGATCGTGTTTCGGGGCGCGCTTGCCCAGCTTTCTGTCCTGCATGAAGGCTCCAGATACAAAAAAAGAGGGGAGCAGCCGAAGCCACTCCCCTTTTTCCCGACGTCGGGAATATGGTCAGACGCCCTGGTAGATCCGGGCGCGGATCAGCTCCGGAGACTGTGCCGGCACGGCATACGGGGATGCCGTCACGCCAGCCAGGGACTCAATCAGCGGAATCATCGCGGACACCGTGCTCATGTAGGTGGCGGCGGATGGCGAGTAGACCTTCACGATCGGCGTCGCGATCGCCAGCAGGGTCTGAAGGTCGGTGCCGAGGCTCTTGGCCCAGCCCTTGCCTGTGGCGATCGTAATGGAGCCGTTCGAGTTGGCCGCCACCTGCGCCGTCACGCTCTTGATCTGGGCAATCAGGTTGTCGAACGTGGCCTTGTCCGTGGCGGACAGGTGGCTTTCCAGTTCAGGGATGCCCTCGATCGCCTGCACGGCATAGGCGATGGCCGTGGCGTCATTGTTGAGCGCGGCGGTATCGAACGTGGCCGTGGTTGCGGTCGTGGTACAGGCCGCCGTGGAACCAAGAAGAATGGCGCCGAGGCCGAGTGCGAGGAAGCGGTTACGCATGATGTCTCCAGACATAAAAAAACCGCCTCGAAGGCGGCGGGAAAGCGGTCTGACAGGCGGGAGCCTGCCTCCTTCGGATCAGGCGGCCGGTTTGGGCGGCTCACCGGCCTTGGGATGTGTAGAAGCCGGATCGAGACCCAGTCTGGCGGCCTCGGTGACGCGGCTGGCATCGGCCGGGATCATCAGGGCCTTGGCATCGGGCTGATAGGCGTTGGTGTTCCAGCCCTTGGACTGCGCCAGGGCGGAGACGGCCTTGTAGAGCAGCGCCAGCCTGCTGCCGGCAGCAGGCGGCTTCCAGAACCGCATGGCCAGAGCGGCGGCCGCGATCAGGAAGGTGAGGATCGAGACGAGGTCTCCCGCATACTGGGCTGGCAGATACGGCAGGACCGTCTGGAACAGGGACGTCCAGTCCATGGATTTTCTCCGGATTGTTATTGGATCGCTGTCAGAGCAACGCTTTTGTAGGTGCCCGTGCTGGTGCAGACGTACAGGTGGCTGTCATCTGCGTGCATCTCCCCTCTTGCGCAGGTGGTCGAGGCCGTTGGAGTGCTATGATTTGTGACTGCGAGCGCAGCGAACGTCGCGCCGCCGCTTTTATCGACGGATGCCAGCATGTTCGCGTTTTCATCGAAGTATCGGATGAAAAATCCAGTATCAGCGCTTGTCTGGCGCGTGGCCTGGAAATCATCAAACCCGGAAGGAGCAGTCGCGACGAAGCCCTTCTTGGCGGTGACGATCTGATCAGTCCTGTTTCCCATCTTGTCCAGCCAGGAAATGAGGGTGTTCGTCTCGTCAAACGCCTGCTGGAAGTACCCTGCTTCCGACGCGCTGGATTTATACTGCTGGATCTGATCGGTTGTTTCCCGGATTGAGATGCCGGTCGTCCATGGCAGCCAGCCACCCTTGTAGTCCGAGTGCATGATGGACAGCGCAACGGAGTTCACATTCGTACCTGCCGCGCCGCCGCCAGTCAGGAATAGACCAGTCGTCCACTGCTTGTCAGTGACAGCCGCGTTGAAGTTGGTGTCGATTTCGAAGGCCAGACCATGGTTTCCCGAGACGTTCAGAACCCAGTTCTCAACCTCGGTACTCAGGTCGATGGACGATGTTCCGCCCGTTCCGGTGTCCGCTCCGACATACCGGCAGGCGATCCAGTTGCGGTTTGCGTTCGCGTTTGCCGAGTTGACCCGGTTGGGAAGGCATTCCAGACTCTCTGCGACCAGAGTGCCATTTGCGGGTTGCGGGATTGCCGCAGGATCATAGATCCATTTCCGGTTGGACGTGATGAGGTATGGATTGGTGTAGGGACTGAGGAGCGTGCCTGTCCCGGTCCCCGGATCGCCCACTCCGGCCCCCGTAATATGACTCCCGCGAAAGTCCCAGGAACCAGGCGTCGTGACCGTATATGAACCCGCCGAAGAAAGCGTGTATCCGCTGGAAGCATACGGGAAGACGAGCGTTGAACCATTAGCGGCCATCGCCGACATGGCGCCGGAGAGAGCGGCGGAACTATCTGTACTTCCCGCTTTCCCGCCGTAGTTCAGCACGTTTACCGCGTCTGACAGATAGGCCGACAGTGTCCGTGACGCCGTGCCGACATTCCCCACGGTTTGCAATCCGTCGAGAGAGCCGGCCTGGATAGTCGAGGACCGGATTGTTTGCCCCAGGGACTGCCCATTCGTCGCGTCCACCTTGGCCCCAATAGCAGCAGCTACAGTTGGGGAAGACACGATGTCAGAAGGGTTACCGGTAGTCATGTATGACTTCCACGCAGGCTTCGCATTGTAGGGGAAGGTCTGGCCTTGGGCTGTCGTGACGAAAAGCGCCATTACCCCACAGACCATGAATGGCAAGGGAAACAGTTTCATCTGTGAATTCCTGACGAGATAGTCACGCCGTGATGGCAGCCTGAAAATCGGGAATGTTCGCAAGCGCGCAGGCCGAACCGAGCGGGGAGTTGTACCAGCGCTTGTGGTACTGGGCCTGACCGGCCGCATCATCGGCTGCGGGGATCGGCTCAGGGGCCAGAAGGATTTTCGTGGCGCACATGGCCGCGCCGTAGAGCGGCAAGGTGATCATCAGACCGGCTGCGTGCGGCTGACCATAGAGCAGCCGGTTCAGGCCTGATGCGATCCTCGAGCGGGACGGTACAGGAAGGGAGTTCTTCCAGATGTCGTCATGGGTGGCCGGTTCCATCTGCCAGAAACCTTTGGCCGGCCCACCGTTGAGCTGCTCCAGCCAGACATAGCCGCTTTCGACCAGACCGATACCGGTGACGATGTTGAGATGTGCCGGATCGTCCAGACCAATCGCCCGGAGCGCCGGCTGGATCCACAGACGCTTGATCTGTGAGAGGTTCAGGCCGGCCATTACAGGTGAGCCTTCATATAGGCCCCGATCGCGATCAGGGCCGCCAGAATGTAGGGACCGAAGGTCGCAGCCACCCAGAACATGGTTTTCTGAGACTTGTCGCGTTCGGCCCGTTCGTCCTGCGCGGCGTCGAGCTTCTTTTCGATCGTTTTCAGAGAGGCATTCGTATCCGTCATCGTCTGCATGACGCTGGCGATCTGCCCCTTGATATCCTGAATCGCCGCTCGAAGAGACTGGACCTCGCTTTTCATCTCCTGACGAAACTCGTCATGATGATCCTCGACCTTGCTCAGGGCGGTTTCCAGCGTGAGAAGTCGATCTTCTACCGTTCGGAGTCTGTCAGTCAGGTCCGCATTCGCGGCGGCTTCATCGGGCATGCGGCCCTCCAATAAAAAAGCCGCCTCAGAGGGCGGCTATGTCGGTCAGAATGTTGGGCAGATCAGTCTGCAGCCACAACGCCGTCGTCACTGCGCCACGTCTTGGCGCTATCGAGGAAAATCCACCGTCCCGTTCCGGAGCCAGCGGCTTGTCCCGCATTCAGACAGTTGGCGCACCACATGCGCGTGCTGACGGCATATGTTCCCGCTTTTATAGCCGCCAGAGGCCGGGTTGCATCCGAACTGACATCACCAAGTTTCTGGAGCAATGCGCCGCCCTGGTAATTAGTCATGATGGCTGTCTGGCCGTCGCTGTTGGTAAGTTCGATATTGGGCTTTGACGTGTCAGCCGGGACAATATCGAAGCCGTGGCCCGCACCGGTGTAGACGTTCAGGTCAGACCGGATATTCCCTGTGGCATCAAAGCCTTTCTGCTTCGAAACCGAAAACAGAAGATCCGATGCAGCCGGGACGTTGCCGGATACCGTGTCATAAAACGAATAGCCGCCGACGACAGACGGATTGATGTTGACGATCTCGGTATCACCCTGTCCCGGAGTGATCTTGTTCCAGAGATAGGCCGTACCGTTGCCGGTCGCCGCGCCAGTAGTGGAATCAACATTGGCCCCGCCAGTGGTCAGCAGGGACGCATTCAGACGCCCGTTTGCAACCAGATCGCTGTCGAACGTCATGGCCGTATGGGCTTCGAGGGAACCGTCTCCGTTCTGGCAAAGACCAGGCGTTGTCCCGCCCATCAGGATGCAGAGATTGCCGGGCGCGCCATTGTAGTTGAAGGCCAGTTGCGCGAACTGCGTCCCACCGCTCAGCGTGTCCTGCGTCCGAGTCCCGTCCACATTCAGGCCAAGACGGACTTCCCAGTTCGTATACGAGTTGGAAGTATCGCTGTTCTTGTAGGACTGGGCACCGAAATGCAGCGTGTTGTTCGTATCCACGATGGACGCGAAATCATACATGATATGATTTGTGCCCTTCGTTTCAGGTGCCCCGGTTCCAGGAATGTATGTGCTGAACCCCGCATATTCGAGAGCATGCGGCCTCACCTGTGCGACGTAAGCACGCGGCAGCCCCCCGCCGTTGATGAGGTAACCGTAACTGTCCGGGCTGGCCGCGTTCGCATCGCAGTTCGAGCAGTTATAGGATACGGTCGGCCCCTGATAGGTGAAGCTGTTCGGCTTTGTGAAGTTCTGCGCGAGGAAGTCCTCTTCTTCGCGGACATAGGAATTCGCGCGGGCCGTGGCGTTTGCCCCGTAAATCTTGTTGCCGTCCATATGGACAACCGTATTCTTGCTCCAGATCTTGGCAGGAATACCGATGAAAACCATGGGAACGGTGTAGGTTGCCTTGGTCGTATCCAGTTTTGAGATATCCGGAATCTGCCCGTCGCCATCTGCCAGCGAGCCTGCATTTGGAACGCCCCAGCCGTAGACCGTGATGGTGTTGGCCGTCCAGGACTTGATGTAGCCCCAGTAGGTGTTTTCCTGCGGTGTCCCGTTGACGTTCGTCGCGCTGACCGCAGTGTTGACCACATTGGTGGCGATATACATCCGGGGGTGAAGCTGGGCCATCTGCTCGATCGTCATGGGCGTGGCGAGCGTTACGGTCGTCGCGGTGAAGGATGCCGCCTGCGCCAGAACACGAGCATCACTGAATTCATCGTACTGATAGAACCCTGCGGCCGCCATATCGCCATGCGAAACCGAATACGCACCGCCAACAGGATCCATCCCCGAAAGCCCGGCCATGCCACCGCCTTCATGGATGTTGTCGGCCGTTGAGAAAACGCAGAGCGTGCAGCCGGCGTTATAGTTGCTATAGGGACGCCCAACCAAGGTCAGCGCCTGATGCCCTACAGTCCCTGCGGCATCAGGCAGGCCGCCCATGACGACGCTTTCCGCGCCAACTGTCGGGCTGAAATTCATTGCCGACAATCCAGCTAGGACTGAAAGTGGCAGCGTCACCAATGTTCCGTCAGGCGCAGTATAAACTGTCTGCGTTGTGGATGCTACAGACAACAGATTGGCCGTCACATTCCCGTTCGCATCCAGCCCCGCCACGCCGTTCGCCACATCGATCTGTGCTTTAGGAATTGCGGCCTGGGCCAGAATCTCGGCTTCTGCGAGATCGGAATTGATCTTGTCGATCAGCGCTCCGAAGGCATCAATGCGCATACCGTTAATGGACGTTCCCGGCGCATTGAAAGTCGAATCCTGACGCGCGCCTCCAGGCCAATAAAATCCCGGAAGTTCTGGGGCGGCGTGTGCAGCGGACACAAAAAAAGCGGCCGAAGCCGCCAGTCCCGCAAAGGCAAGAAGGTGTCTGGTCATGTCCCGCTCTTGATGCTTTTGGTGATGACACCGGAATTGTTCCAATCTGACACGCCGTCGCCCGGATCGGTTGTCGGCAGGCTGGCGAGATAGGCATTCCGGACCGCGGCAAACTGCTCCGTCGTCATGCCCCCTGGAAGAGCCGGGGCCGTGGTCGGATCGCCCGCATAGGCGAGTTCCGTCCCATTGCGCCACCAGCCCTGTTCGGGCGCCGTCGTTGGCAGGGCCGCGAACCACATGGTCATCCACGATGAGGCCATGGACAGGAAGAAGTCCGAGACAGCGATGGTGACTGTCCGGCCGCCGAGAGGCAGGTTGGCATCTGTCCGCCACATCAGAAGCTGATCGGTGGCTCCGGCCGAGAAGACCTGGAGCGATGGATCTGTAATCGTGGTCGTCATTGTCTATCCAGTGACCAAGGGAGCGCCAGACGTATCCGGGAAGCTGACACCGCCAAGCGTGATGGCATTCGGAGGGAGAAGCGGCAGGCGTGGCGCAATCAGCGAGGCCGTGCTCTGCACAGTGACGCTCACAGACACGGTGAAGACCTGGCCATCTGACGTCCGTGACGTCACGGTTACAGTCTGTGGCCCGGAAGTGAGCCAGACGATCCAGGCCGTGGCGAATGTCCCGAAGATCGAGGACCAGGCGATCTGATTGCCTGACGCCTCGAAAACGACCTCGACAATGCGATCGCCACAGCAGAGCAGTTCTGCGAAGTCGAGGCTGTAATCAGCCGCGCTGTTCAGGGCCGCAGGGGGCCAGCAGAGCAAGAGCGGCGCGTTGATCCCGCGAACCCGGAATGCGGGTGGCACATCCGCACGCACGATGCGCCGGCAGGGCGCCCACGTCATGCCGTGGGTGCCGTGTAGGCGCTGCCGATCAGGTATTTCCGATCAGGATCAGCGACCGATGCGCTTCCTTCCGGAAGAGAAAGGCTCCCATCTCCGTTCCACAGGACGTTATTCCAGACATATCCAGGCGCGTGAGGACCGGTCTGGACGGAATAATAAATCGCGTAGACTGTCGCCGTCGTGTCACTCATGATTTTGGCCCAGCGGGGAGAGATGTGCTGGTTGTATCTGTGCCATTCTGAATAGCCATCAGCGCCTTGAGATACGTCACCCATGAATCAGGGGTCGGCTCATTCAGAATGCCGTAATTCGAATAGATATAGGAGCGGGCTAATGAAAGCGCATGTGATGCCTGTTCCTTTAATGAAATAACAGGCATGGGTGGTGTATATGGAACAATATGCCCGTTGGCTATACCGACCCCGAACCGAGGGCCATCCCACTGATCCGCAGTCAGCCCCACCATATCAGATGCCATAGGAAAGCCATCGAGAGACTGATACAGTGCCATGTCATACCAGCCTGTGGGGAGCGCCGGTTCTGTATCTGAGTGGTCATACGAGACGTAATACCGAGCCGGGTAGAGCGCCACCCATTCCGGATTATTATTAACGTGGTCTGATGTTCCAGCCATTTATACAGTCCCCATGATGTAGACACGCGCTGATGTCGGGTTATCCTGAGTAACCAGACCAGCAGAACTCGCTCTCTGTTTAGGCATAGCTAGCGTAAATCCTGTGTTTGATACTGAACTTTCCCCATTCGGATAAACGCCCGCTGTCAGCCATGAGGTCCACTCATCTGGGGTAGAACCGCTAATGCCGACGACAACCGGCTTCGTCCCGGACGCATAAGCGATAGGGAACGCCGCAAACAATCCATCATACGCGGACGGGATCACGAATGACTGGATCAGGATATTCCCTGTTTTAGTCCAGTATCCATTTGAGAATGTTCCCGATGTAGGGGCCTTGTCTTTTCTCAGGTAATATGTATCGACCTGTTCTTGTGTTGCATACCCGGAGAAGAAATCTACCCACGCCGCCCCGTCTGATCCGGGAGCAGTCGTGTTGGCATTTTCTGTAGAACGCCAGTATTTTCCATTCGTTGTTGGATCTGAAACAATGGCGCCCAAGCTGTAGCCACCAATCGCTGCAGCATAGCTGGCATTAAAGGGCCTGATCCCGCCCATTATCTGAATCGAGAGAGCCAGTTGGTTCAGGCTGGATTTCGTCGGACTGACTCCTGCCGCAACCAGGACATTAATCAGCTCAGACTGAATGATGTTCAGCCAATCTGCGGTGACGACAGTTGCCTGCTCTCCGGTGCTGGGGTTCCCCCCGGTGAAAAAACCAGATGCCCCCGCTGAAGAAAGCGCAGGCATGGCTGAAACAGCGCCAGTACTATCAATCCCGAACATTCAAACCTCATTATCAGCGGATATCAGGACCAAAGTCACCGATCACGTTTTGACCATTTTGTGCGAATAAAACGATTGTATGAGCAGGGGCCCGGCTTTCGATTTCACACCGAAGAACAGCGTTTCCCCAGATAGCGAGTGGCTCACCAGCAGCACCGGTATCAGCTCTGAAGTAATCGATCGTGTATCCAGGAGCGCTCACCGTCCAGGCAAAGGCCCAGTCTTCGCTGTAAAGCGGATCCCCTGCCCTCAACATTCCGACACGAGCCGGCGCATGCTGCACAATCGATATCTCGAAGCCGAGTGTTTCCGCGAACGCTACGAAATAATCTATCGAAGACCCGCCGCTATCCGTCAGTCGTGCAACCACTTGGCCGCGTCTCTGGGAAATGGTGGGACTGTCACCAGCACACGGATCTGGAAGACCGGTCGTTTCCTCCCACTCCGGCAGTAGTTCCGTCGTCGTAAGCGGGAACACCTCAGTGAGAAGGTTATCTGCCGCCTGGCTGTTGCGTTGAAATGTCTTTCCCCAGATCCCTGCCAACCTTGAAGGAAGAGCTGAAGGATCACGCGACCAGATTGCCCCTTTTGGCAACAGACGCAGGACGGCCTGACGGAAGTCATCCGCCGAAAATACAGGGCCACCCATTGTCAGGACGCATAGGAAATTGTGCCAAGGACCGGCATGGAGCCGACATTGGAAGCGACGATGGATGAGGCTGGCTCGCTGACGGAAAACTGATCCAGGCCAAGGGCGCCTATCGCTTCCATCCAGTCACTCTGGAACAGGGTTCCCCCTGGACCTGAAAGGCGCACAAACATGTCCTGCAGCGCCCCCTTGATCAGCAGTTGATTGGCCGCAGTGTTGTCATCGCCCAAATCAGAAATTGTAAAATCTACGGGTTGGGGATTGGGGGCACAGACAATCACAAGCGCTGTGACAGGCTGCTTCGTATAAAGGGCGTTCGCCACGATCAGCTGATCACCCGATGCAGCAGCGTAGCGCGTCTCCGCAGCCGCTGCCCCATTTCCCCCTTGCGGAAATCCATCTTCAGAAGAACGGGTATTGTCCATCATGAAATAGACAACAACCGTCCCTGCCCCGAACCCGTTTGGATTGACCCATGCGCGTGTCACGCCGCTGACTTCAGTGGCCCATTTGATGTAGTCCTTCGAACTGCCGTTCTCTCCTCCCTCCTCGAAGGCGTTGAGAATGCGCGGCCGCAGGTCGCTGTCGGCCTCAACATCTGCACCGCCCGTGAAGGCCTGCGTGACAGTACCTACCGTCTGGATGCCCGCCACTGGACTCCCGAGGCTCGCCGAGGATCCGGCTGCGACGTTACCAGCCGCACCTGATGCCTGAACGGCACACGGAACAACCGTCGTTCCATTGCTGGTCACGCTTTCTGCCGTTGAAACCGCCTCGAGGCCGCCGGTGATCTGGATCGAGACGCCGGCCGGGACAGTTTCTGTCCCACTCACCGTGAATGAAACCTGCCCGGAGGCTGCCGTGGCCGGCTTGCGCGTTATTCCTTTGAGCGCGCCCCAGGCCTCGAGATAGGTGCCGGTCGCGGTCCATGGGACCGCCTGTTTCGAGATCCAGTCAAGATAGCCGTAGTGCAGGTGCGCAAGGCCCGCGAGGACCATGGCCAGGACATACAGGACCGAGAACCTGAGAAGTGCGTTGACCCCGCTGATTCCGCCGTTCTGGATATCCTGCAGGGCCTGCTGACGCAGATCCGTGAGGGTTGGACGACTGAATGCCATTACAGCCCCTCCCAGGCCCACGAAAACAGGAATGTCTGAGGCGTTGCTGCCCCGGGTTCGTACACACTGACCGCAAACTCAGCCGTGTTGGGACTGACCGTGCTCCAGGCCGTCTGGATGGATATGCTGGTCGCGACGCCGTCATCGATGAGCCATTGCAGGCATTGCTGAAGGATGTCCTTGAGCTCGAGCAGAACAGCCTGGTCGCCAGCCTTGATGGCGCGTCGCAGCTGCCAGAGCCGCGAGCCGATCGGCAGGCCGTCCTGCTCATAAGCATCCCCCCACCAGCCCCGCCGATCATTCAGACCGCTTGTGGCCGCGTTCCCGGGCGCCTGGATGGCAACTGCGGAATCGGCCGGCGATGGCTGGTCGGGCGCGACGCGATCAGAGAAAATGCTGACCATGACTGCCGAGCGTAGCGGGTTATCGAGGGCCAGATCACCGGACACAATGGTCCAGTCGCCCCGGCATTCCCGGGCTTTCCAGATGATCGCAATATCCACGGATTACCTCAGGCGGCTGCCGGCGGTCCCGATTTTCCGGAACCAGGCTCAACATTGGTTGTCAGATGCTTCTGAAGCGAGATCTCACCCGCTTTGATGTCCCCGGTCGCATTCAGACCGCCATTGAGGGTCACGTCGGCAGTGATCGTCAGCTTTCCGGCAGCCGGAGCGATCTCGATCGAGCCGTCGCCTTTAAGCCAGATCCGGCTTCCGGTCTTGGGGTGATAGACGGCAACATCCCCTGGCGAGAGATCTGCAGGCCGCCCGCGCTGATCCCCCGAGGCAACAGCGACCGCCCTGGTGCGATCTCCCGTCAGAAACATCAGGGCCAGATCGCTTCCAGGGACGGGGCGGCTCGCAAAGCCGTAGAGCTGCATCATAGGCACATCCGACCGTAACTCACCGCTGGTCAGTGCAACCTGGACCGTCGCAGTGGATCGGGACTCATCAGTATCAGCAGTCTGCCGGCCAAGGCCGAAGGCCATCGCAACACGCCGTGCCAGACGGGCGAGTGAGGTCATGGATGCGCTCCTAACTGTTGATTGCCTGGATGCCTTCATTGGAAAGCGCCGGCAGAAGCAGGGGCTCAGGCATCAGGCCTTCGGGCGGCATCAGCACCAGATCGGCCCGGGTACCATCCTCGCCCTGGCGGAAGACAATCTCGGCGATGACGAGATCCAGTTCGCGCCCATTCTTGAGACGTACGGGCGCCCTTCGGTTGACGGCCCACAGATTGCCCGCGGTATCGCGCCAACTATCGCAGGTCAGGGTGACGGTGTTCGCCCGCCCGTACCGGCGGGCGACTTCCCACTGCACCCGTTTTGTCGTGACGACATAATTGGCGTCGCCAAGCTCTGCGGGAATGAGAAGAGGCCGGGTCCGGACAATCCCTGGATCGTCTGCCACCGCCCCTGAGGAGACGGCATCCATCTGGCCGACATAGTCAGCATCCCCAGGCTCACTGAACAGAAGCGCTGTCGTCTGGAGTACGGCGGTAATGCTGGAGAACCGGCCTGCCGTACTTCGGACGGTCGTCATCTGCTCGACGTTCTCACCATAGATCAGGCCGCTGGCCATGCGCTGACTACCAACAGCCGCAAAGGCCACATTTCCATCCGGCAGGTCATAAAAGAGAACCCCGGCCAGCCGCGCCACGCGTTCGATGATTTCATAGGCTGTTTCAGTCAGGATCACGCTGAACTGCTGAAGATCGACGTTCCCCGCCCCGTTGATCTGGACGACATCGATATCGGCGAACTCGGCGACACGTTTCGCAAGCGCCACGGCGGTGGTCGAGTTCATCTGATACGTGGAGAACTCCGCCGAGCAGTCGACCAGATCCATACTCTTGCTGGCGATCTGAAGGCGAAGTTCGTGCCTTTCAGGGCTGACAGCCTCGATGACCGTGACGACATAACCGGTGATCAGGAGATCCGTTCCCAGCCAGAGCTGGACCGCATCCCCCTCGATGATCGTAACGTCTGTTCCCTGATCGGGCTGGTACGAGGTCATGCCCAGATCGGCGACCCAAGGCATCAGATCGACGGCGCATCGCACCGTGACGTCGGTCCACCCCGTAATCAGTGCCCCGTTGATCAGGACGGAAGCCGTTTTCTGGGCTTCCTGCCCATATCCGAGGATCTGGCCGATCTGGTCGATGATTCCGCTCATGAAGACAGCACCTCGAACTCAGTGGGCATGAAAGCCGGGTGGATGGGGTCGGCACGGCTCACCAGATCGTCGGACCGGGTTCCATCCGCATAGAGCTGCTGGGCGAGCGTCAGTGCTGGCAGGGGCGCATTCCGCTGGATTGTGACGATGTCAGGCAGCTTTGCAGCCCGTTTCATCAGATCCTGCGATACCTGAACCCGAAGTGCTTTAAGGGCACTCCAGGTGGCATCATCCTGGGCGTCAGCAGCGATCAGTTCCTCAGCTTCGAACAGAGCGACGACCCGTTCGCACATTGCCTGAGCCTCTTCCGAAGAGGCCGGCGACCAGTCGGAGCAGGCCTGGGCAATCGATGCCAGAGCCGCCCGCCGACAGAGGGCAGCCGTTTCAGTCTGGGCAACAGCCAGCGCCGCGCCGATCGGAGCCGTGGATTCAATGACCGTCACGGAACATGAAGCCAGGGCCCAGAGCAGTGAGATCTGCGCGCCCGGATCCGCGATTGCTTCCCGAAGGCTTTCCGTAAGAGCCTGCACGGCAGCAGATATCTCAGCTGCCGTGACCAGACTGGCGATAGCGTCCTCTGCCTCGTCGATCGCAGCGCGGGATGCGCTGAGGTCTTCCAGGACGCTTTCTTCCGTCGCCGTCGCGTCTGTTTCGGCCCCTGCCCCCGAAGCATATCGGCCATTATTGCCCGGCAGCACCGCGGCAGCGGCCTGCATGGCTTCTGAGGAGGAAATGGCCTCTCCCACCCCGGATGCCCACCCGGATGCAACTGTCCGGGCCGCAGCCACGACTGACCTGCCTGTCGAAAATGCTGAGGAGGTCTTGGCCGCATAGCTTGACGAAGACGCCACCGAAAGAGCGATGCGCGCCGTCGCGACTGCGGCATGAAGTGCGGTGACGATCAGTGAGGAAAGCAGGTTCTTTTGTTCGACAAACTCGAACTCGAGATCCACGACGTTCAGACGCCCGTCCCGCTCCCGCCAGTCGAAACGGGTACAGGCAGCCTGGATGGCGCCGATGGAGGGATGAACCAGGAGCCCGTTCCCGGCCTGCTCCACGGCCGAGACCAGAGCATCCCTCTGCACATAGGCCAGATCCCCGACCACAAAGCCGAGGATCCGGTATCTGCGCCCCTTCATGCCCAGATCTTCAATCCAGACACTGTCACGCCCGGGATAGGTGTGCTCGGCCTGCTTCCGGCCGCTGGAGCCGCCGCTGCCGATCACAGCGAACGGCACCCCACGGAACGAGCACTGAAGGTATTCAGCCGCCGCCCTGGCGAGAGTGCCGCTCATGTTAATTTTTCATCCCTGATTTGAGGGTTAATTTCCCACAGCGGTCAGCGCTGGATCCATGGCGCGATGCTGGCTGACGGCATGGACTTTCAGGCCCGGTGTCGTGCTTTTCACCCGCACGGAAGAGCCTGGAGGCGCATTCCGGTGATCGATCTCGACCCGCAAATTTTGAGATGCGGCCCCACCAGATGAAGGACCGGCCGCCGTAGGTAGCTTTGCATCCCCAAGCTTACTGGCCCACTGGTCTGCCATCTCGCCACGGATCGATCCTTCATCGGCCAAATTTGCCGGTACTTCGTATCCGTACGAGACAGCTTGCGCCGCCTCCTGAGGATTACGCGCCATCCTAAGATTTGCGTCTGCGAGCGGATATTTGTTTTTCAGCTCCCAGTCATAGAACTGGAGCTGCTCCGCGAAGGTTGAGTCGCGAATGTTCTTACCCATGTGCTGCTCGAACAGCTTCTGGCGATCCGGATGCCATTGTCCAATCCCATAGGCAGATCCATTGTCCCCAACGTTGTCGGGAAGGAACTGGCTTTCACGATCGATATTCGCGACCATGCCAAGCGCTTCAGTACGCGAGCGACCTTGCGACCGAAAATAGTCATAAGCTGCCTGCGCCTGCCCCTTTTCGCCTCCAGACAAACGCCAGATACCGCGGCCGATGTGGTTATTGGCAGATGGTGGAGCGGATTTAGGATCTTTGTAGTGCTCCCACGCAAGATAGAGCGCTCCAAGCCCTGCTATTGCACCGGTTGCCGCAAGACCGATCCCCCCGATCGCCGTGGAAATACCAAGTATTGCCGTCGCAAGAGTTGCGACCCCGGCCAACACTGGCGCCGCATACAGCGCTGCAATCCCACCTAAAGCGATTTTCCCCGCGCTTTTCCAGCCACCCAGACCGTCAACGACGTGCAGGACCTCGTCATAGACGCCTTTGATATCGCCTTTGATCTGGCTCCAGCCGCCTGTCCGAAGCCAGGTGATGAAGCGGTGAACATATCCTGCGATATCCTGGGCGATCCACTCCCGGTTTGCTGCAATCCAGTCGCGCATCTCATTGACGACGGGAGTAATCACTGGCTCGACGGCCTGAGCCAGAGAGTACCCGAAGCCTTCAACCGCCTCGGTCAGACCGGTTTGGGCGTGGCGGAGCCGATCAGCAGCATCAGCCCCCGCCCGGTTCATGACACCGAGCCGTTCAGCCTCTTTGACGTTCGCCTGATACTGTTCCTCGGTCTGCTGCAGGATCGGCATCAGACCCTGTGCGGCGCCCCCAAAAATCTGCGTTGCAGCGATTACTTTGGCGGCAGGGTCACGGATTGCACGGATCCGCTTGGCAACCCGGTCGAACATTTCATCGGGCTTCATGCGCTGCAATTCCTGCAGGCTGATCCCCAAGGCCTTGAACTGCACAATCGCCTCAGGCGCAAAGCCGTGAGTCGCCTCCCACCTGGTCTGAGACAGACCCTGCAAAGCGCTGGACATAGCATCCGCAGAGCCGCCCGAGAGACGTGCCGCATTTTGCATGGCCATCAGGCGTCCCGGGGCCATTCCCATGGAATTTGCTGCAGTTCGAAGGTTCGTCCCAAACTGCCCCCAGGCGCTGGCGAGCCTGTATATGCCGGCCACTGATGCCGCACCGGTAATCGTCCCCAGGACGGGAACGATTTGCGAGAGCGACTGGAACATGCCCAGCCCGGCACGAGCCACTTTGCTGACGCCGCTCTGAAGCCTCGTCAGCCCGGTTACGCTTGAGAAGCGATTTACAGCGGCCATAGTCCGGCGAACGGGGGCCTGTATGGCAGCGATCTTCGCATTGATGCGCTCGAGCGTCTGAGATGCCCGATCAACAGCGGAGATTGTGACCTTAACGCCTTTGTTGGCCATTGCGCTTGGCATCCCTCTGCCGCTGTTCGGAAATTCTTCCCGCCTCTTCGACGTATCGCCAGAGATCTGTCCCGGTCAGGCCCTCTGTTTCTGACCGTGACCATCCTGTGAAGAACTGGCTCAGTTCTCCAGGAAGGCGGTCCCAGTTTGCGGGCCAGGTATAAAAAAACCCGTCACGTAATCTGCCGCCTCCGCAAACTTGCTAATCGGAAGCCTCAGCAAAGCCGCGCGATGCCACTCGCTGATTTCTTCAACCAGCGACATCTCTGCCCGAAGTGCAGCCTCGATCGTTCCAGATCCTTCTCCGGCTTTGAAGCGTCGGCGCTCGGCAACCGACGGCTCCCGCAGCTTCATTTCGCTGAATTCCTTCCCGCCGCCCTGAATGGCTTCCCTGAAGATCATGATCTTCTCCGGGCGAAGATCCAGAGCGTCCATCATCTCTGGATCATTCATTTCGCGCCGTGCACCACGTTCAAAAGCCGTGACGTACTCGACCGCACGATCCAGGACCCTTGAGGGCAGCTTCTGGATAACCACCTGGGGCACCCCTGCCGCCTTGGCCACAAGAACAATCTGGCTGTCGTAGACTGACTGCAGGGATGGACGCTTCCCGATCACCTGCGCTGCGCCAAGGACGTCATACAGTGTCGGCTCGCTCAGGGTGAGACGCACATATTCCTTGCTTTGATGCTGGATCGGCACATCAAGGAGAATGATGCTGTGATCTTCTTCCTCGATCTCGATATCCTGAAAGCCACCCGAAGAGCAGATCTCGAGCAGCTCTGCATCGGACATTTCACGCTTCATCATGAAACGACGTCCACGGTCACGCTGTCACTTTCGACGTGCAGTTCGAATGTGCCTTCCTGCGTATTGATGTTGATGTTCTCGGTCTGCCAGCCATCATCGACCGTCACGACCTTGCCGTTCGCCTGTTCGATGATCACCGTCAGACCGCTTGCGCCCTGGAAATCCAGCGGGTTCGTGTCACGACGGTCACGCAAGGTCATCTGGACGAAACCCTGCACCGGCATCTGGGAGAAACCCTCGACAGCGGACTGTCCTTTCAGGGTTTCGTTCTGGTAGCCCGCCGCCTGGTACTGGCACTCACCAACGACGTTATAGACGACGCCGTTGATGGTCGCGGTCGCGGTACCCGCGAGGGGGCCACGATATACGGATCCTGACATGGGCCCTCCTTAGGATTTCACGAACTGGACGCTGCCGGCGATGATCCGGAGCTGATTGGCGAAGTCGTACGGCATCAGCAGCTTGACCACACCGTTGCCCGCATTTTCCGCCACGATGTTGGCTGCGAAGTTGTCAGCGTTCTGGACCCAGAGCTGCGTTGTCTGCCAGCGATACCGCGAAGCACAGGCCTTGCCGATCAGCTTGGCCGTGGTCGCCTTGGCGCCTGCCGAAATTTTGGTGCCGTCGGCCACCAGGATGCAGCCACCATACTGACCTGCGAGATAGCTTCGCATGTCCTGCATGCAGATCTCGGCCGTGAGCATGGTCTCAATGTCGAGATAGCTGTTGTCCGGAAGGCCCGATGCGTTCGTCTGGTAAGTCGTCACCAGGCGCTCGATGTTGACCGTGCCGCTGTCGTCTACCGTGAAGGTCGACAGACCGTCATACAGCAGGCTGTTGCGCTGCTCGCTCGAATAGCGCCCCACATCCGTCGGCGGCATCACCGTGAGTGACACGGCAGTGATCGGCAACGCGGGATTACTGCGCATGCTCATGGCGGTGCGTGCGCCGATCTGTGCAGCCCAGGTCAGCGGATCCGAGGGGCTGTCCCCGATCGGCATGATGGTCGCATGCTGATCGTTCTGTGCCAGGCCCAAGGAGGTCGCTGCCCCGTAGGTTCCACGGTATGCCGTAATCGCATGGCCATAGAGCTGGAGCATCGGCGACCATCGACCGGCCGTATCGTTCAGCCAGATCTTAAGCGCCGTCAGGCTGCCGCTGTCGGTGTAGGGGTGTATGATCAGATCATACACGCGCTCGCCCTGGAGGGCGAGGACGGTTGCAAGCGTGGTCGGATCAGCCGTACCGCCCGAGAACTGGGTCAGAGCAATGGTAAGACCATCCGGCACTGCCTGCCCGCCAGCCGTGCCCAGAAGAGCAACGCCCAGAAGAATATCGTTTCCCGACTGCCCTTTATTCAGTGCCGTGAACGTCACGACGCCCTCAGCAGCGGATGCGCCAGCCGGAAGACCAGACACCGCGGCGGTTGCTGTCGCAATATTGGCCGCAACCGTTGCAGCCGTGTCGCCGGTATCGACCGCGACACTGATCAGCTGATCGCCGACATAGAGCGGGAGCGTTCCGGCGGAGGTCGCCGTCCCGGATACAGTAACCTTCCCCGTGGCCGCCTGCGCCGAGGTGTCGTCCGCAAGCGGAAGAACCCAGACCTCACCCTGCGCGTCGATGGCGCGATATGCACTGACCATGCGCGCGCACTGCGAGGCGGCGCCATATTTCGCAACAGCGTCAGAATAGCCGGCAGAAAGCGTCGCGACGTTGGGCGCGCCTGACCCTGCGATAGTCTGCCCCAGGATGAGAACGCGCCTGGTAACGCTGGCGGTATTGGCCTTGGAGTTATCCAGGGCAAAATAGAGGCCCGGCACCCGGTTCGTGTCCGAGTAATTCGGTACCGTGATGGATCCACTCATGCCGCGGGCTCCGGTGTAGGTTCAGAGGTTACGTGAGACGGTTCCGCCACCACAGCGACTGCAGGCTCGGCTTTTTCCTCCGGCGAGGCTTCCACGACATCGCCATGATGACGGGCCAGCAGCCAGAACGAGGTCTCGGGGACGTTCTCGCCGGTTGCTTTGAGCAGCCGCATGGATCCAGGCCAGCGTACCGCTCGCCCGTCAGCAGGTTTTACAAACATGGATTTCCCTATTCTGACGGGAATTGAACCTTCATGCCCGCGAATACGGGCTGGTCTACCGTCATGAGAGTTGCGTCAATTTCCGTAAGCGGCATGCCGTCTGCCGGGTAGGTTTCGATGTACTGGAAGCCCAGGATCATCTTGAATTCACCGAGGTGCCTGTTTCCCTCACTGGTGACATCCGTCGCCGTCGAGAACTCGGAGACCTGACAGATCGCCGCCTGAAGTGACACATCCGTCATCAGGGCCAGTTCGATCTGTTCGGCAAACCTGTCGAGCAATGCTTCGACGGCCGTTGGCGTTCCCGCCGCGACATATCCCCGGATCCCAAGGGTCGAGGTGCGCTCAAACTGGACCTGACTTGGACCAGGGCTTTCTCCACGATCCTCATAGATCTGAAGGTACAAGGCCGGGAGGTTCTGCTCACCGATAGGAAGAGAGCGACCGACGAAAATGTTTTCTCCGGCCATGGTCTGGGCCTTTTGGAGGGCCTCTACCGCAAGGTTACGGATGATCACACGATAGAGCATCGCTTTCTCCGGTCGCGTCATTCAGAACGAGAAGAGCCCCACCCCGACCGTCAGCCTGCACCTCATGAATGCGATACATCTTGCCTCGAACCCCAATCAGGTCTCCCTGCTCAGGTTCGACGGCAAGCGCACTCAGCTGCACACCGAGGACAGGACGGGATGTCGTGATGTGAACACCACCCATCCCATCATCTCCGCCAAGCGGATCAAGGGGAAAGTAGGCATCATCATAAACACCCGTGATCGCCACCCAGTCCGCCAGACGTCCGGAGCGCCACTTTGCAGGCTCTGCGAAAGTCGCCATGCAGGGCTCAAGCGCAAGCTTGTCGAAATCAATCATTGATGCGCTGCTTTCAAGACGAATTAGCCCGCTGAAACGGTCGGCTTTGGTGGCGGAGATTCAATAAGAGGCGGCATGGGATTCGTCCTCGAAACAGACTCGTTCGGATCCTTTACGCCCTCGTTTTCCTCATCCTGATGATCAGGATTGAGACCAGGGCCTATCATGTCTTCGTCCGTCATCGGCATGCATGCCGGCAGACAGTGCCCACAGGCCACCATCTGCCGCGCTTCTTTCGCGGCGAGCACGACAATGTCGCCTTCCTCGAGGAGTTCACCGTCATGCCTGAACCGACGTCCAGGCGCGACTTCAACTGCGAGCTTATGATCTTTCCGGGTCATGATCAGGCCGCCGAACTGGTGACAGTGGCCGCCAGACAGGCATTAACCCGGCTGGGGATGACGAGCGGCGCAGACTGCATCATCAGGAAGCGCTGAGCCGGGTCTTCCTGCATCCAGGACTTCGGCGCGTAGGCTGTTGCCACGTAACCCAGAGCAGGATCCTTGATGGCGCCATAGGCGCGACTGCCGTTCAGCTGGTCAGAAACAGCCAGAACAGTCCCATCCGGGATCATCGGCAGTTCCTTGTTGTCGTCGTCGACGTACCAGTCGTTATACAGCCAGACGCGATAAGTGCCCCAGTACCCCATCAGAACCGCACCAGGAGCAGCCACAGGCCCCTGCATCAGACGAGCGTCTTCGTTGGCACGGATCGCCGAGTTCAGGATGGCATTCTTGACCTCATCGTCCTTGATGAGGGCGTTGTAAGGCGAATTGGTGAAGATCAGATCGGTGATCTGGGCTCCACTGGCCTTCAGCATCTGGACTGACCACTCACGAACACTGTTCGTCGGATTGGCGACAGTCCCCGCAGCGTCCCACAGGCCCGTCCCGGTTTCGACGATCGTCAGGCTCGGGTCGCGCTGGAAATCGATGGTCGAAGTCGGGAAACCGTCTCCGGAGACCGTCAGCTTGCCCGTGACGAGCGCCTGGGCGGCCATCCATTCCTGACGACGCTTGAGCATGTCGACCTGGTCGGCCAGCTCGAAGACCAGATTGGCCTCCATACGTTCGCCTGCCGTCATCGGAGCACCGCCGTTGATCATCTCACCGCCGGCGATACGCTCGCCAAGCATACGACGGACAGGACGCATCAAGTCGGGAGCGCGCTTGTCCTTGATGTAGGGAGGCTCGAAGACGTTCGTCTGGATACGACGCGCTTCGACAAGCTTGCCTTCCACGAGCGGGCTGACAAACGGCGACATACGGCGCTTACCGACGTCGACATCGATCGAGACGTACTGCGTATCGCTTTCCACGATGTTCGGAAAGAAACCGTCCAGCAGGAACGTCTGGGCCACCTTGAGGTTGGCGACGACCTGAATGAGGACGTTTGTGTCAAAGATGGAGATCGTTGGATTCACAACGCTGTTCCTCAGGTCGGGTCAGCCGCGCTTACGGCAGACTTCAGGTAGATGTTGTTCGGGCGGAAAGCGGACTTCAGGGTCGTGGTGGTCCAACCCGTCCCCATGGTGACGGCGTTTTCATTGAATTCGCCCGTCAGGTAGACACCCGCCCCGACGACGTCTCCGCTGGTCGTGTCATAGGTGTCAGCCAGGATCGCCACCGGCGTCTGACTGCCATCGGTCGCTGCAGATGCGGAGGGGATATATTTGCCGGTGGCCGTCACGAGCCCAAGGGCGGTCCCACGCGCCACAATGCCGTTTCCGCTCGCGAGCGTGACGTTGTCGGTGACGCGGGGATAGACGCCGGCAATCAGCTGATCGGGCTGATACGTGGCATCGAACATGGCCGGCGTCTGGGGATAGATGCCGTTTACGGAGTTGGTATCACTCATGGTGCTTACTTCCTGTAGGCGCGCGCGCGCTCGACCATGCGGGCCGCGACAGCTCTCGGTGACGACGGATCGGGACGACCCTGCCGCTCTTCCTGCGCAGGGACCGGGGCGCGGCGGGAGCGCGACATGCGCTGATCGAGGGCGCTGATTGCGGAAGACTGATTCTCTTCCTCAAATTCCGCCTCGACCGCAGATGCCTTTGCCGGCGCACGGCCACCAGACGCCATCGATCCATTCAGAATGCTGATGGCCTTGCTCCGCGGCAGGTTTGTCGTGAAGGCCAGCTGAGCCGCGAGCGCAGGGTTTGCGGCGGCCCCAGGCGCGGAGAAGATTGCCGCCCCGCGACCACGCTCACGGGCGCGGGCCGAGGCCTTCTCTTCGTCGTCCTCATCGTCTTCGTCGGAATCGTCATCGCCTTCATCTTCAGCGACTTCGTCGTCCTGGCCGTCCGAATCATCGTCATCATCATCGGAAGCGCGGCGCGCCTTCTTGGCTTTCCGGGCTTTCTTGGACTTTTCAGCGCGACGAGCCTTACGGTTTTTGGGCTTGTCGTCTTCACCTTCGTCCTCGCCGTCCTCGTTCTCGGCCGAGTTGGCGTTGTGGTCGTCGGTGTTGTTCTCATCGTCTTCCGAGGCCCGAGCAGGCGCGCGGAAAAGGTGGGCAAACCGGGAAGGCTTGGCCATAGACTGTCTCCCAGACATGAAAAGGCCCCAGAGGGGCCGGTTTTTGAAGTTCAGAGCTTGAGAAAGGCGGCTATGGCCTCTTCCGGCGTGGCGATCTCGTCTGCCAGGCCGATCTCCACCCCATGCCGCCCCAGATAGGTCCCGGCCTGGGTATTTCTCACCACGTCCGCCGAAATCGCACGGTTCCGCGCAACGGTCTGCACAAAGAAGTCGCCCATTTCGTCGATTTCCGCCTGGGCCCGTTCACGAGCAGGATCCGTCATCGGCGTGGTTGGATATCCGTCAGTCTTGCGGGCACCGTACTGGAACGTCGTCACTTTGATGCCAGCCTTGTCCAGCGCATCCGTGATATCGACGTGCATACCCACACAGCCGATCGACCCCGTACCACCCATCTGGGGCACCGTGATGAAATCGGCGGCCGAGGCGATCGCGTAAGCGGCGGAATAGGCAGCATCGTTCAGGATGGCCCAGATCGGCTTCTCGCCCCGTGCCTGGTAAATCATCTCGGCAGTATCGAAGCATTCGCTGACCGTACCGCCAGGAGAATTCACCATCAGCGCGATACGACTGACAGCTGCATCGTCCAGAGCTGAATTCAGAGCCTTGCGGATGTCCTGATAGTACGTCGCCCCTGACCAGCTCCATCCTCGTCCCGGAAGAAGAATTCCCGAAACCGGGATAAGCGCGACGCCCTGCACTACTTCATACGACTGGGAATCAGTATCCCGCTCACCAAAGAACGCCTCTGCCCCTGCTCCAGCCTCGAACGACCGCTTCAGCAAAGCTGACCGCGCGCTCGACAGCATCAGGGGTCGGTTCAGGAAAAGAGATGCGGCCTGTGTCATTTCGCGTCCTCTTCCTTTGGTTGAGCAGCATCTTCTGCCGCAACACCGCTCAGCGCCCATTCCGGAGGTGTGAGCCCCAGTTCTCTGAAGCGATTGACCTCGACAGCGCGCTGATCGACCTTTTCTTCCCAGTCAGCGCCGCTGTTCTCGGCGATCTCGTCCTCGAGCGTCGTGAGACCGGCATCAATGCCCATGATCGAACCTTTTCGTTCAGCCACAGGATCAATCCAGCCACGCCCGGGGCCGAGCCAGTTGCACCGCGAAAGCGGCGTTCGCAGGCGCGGGAAATACTTGGCGAGAAACCCGCGCGGCGCACCTGCCGGCAATGGCAGGTCATCGTAAAGAGCCACGCATTCTTCAAGCCAGGCCGTCCGCATGGGAGAGGCATAGCCTTGGGCGAAGTTCTTCCGCCGACGGTCCATGGTCTTCCAGGCCTCGAGCATGGCTGCCCGAGCAGACGAGTAGTTTACGTCCGACCAGTTGTTACTGACCTGCATGGATGACACGCCCGCGCCAGAGGCAACGTTCCTGAGAACGGCACTTTCAAATGCTGCGAAGTTGGAATTCGGGCGAGCCGCATCAACTGTGTTGATCTTCTCGCCCGGAGCCAGCATCGGCATCCGAACCCCACCCAGCATGACCCGGTTTTCTTCATGGAAGGCTGTCCGAACGTCCTGATAGGCCATGACGCCGTCGCCTCCACCTGCTCCCAGGGCATCCGCCAGCATGTCCTGATCGTAAGGCGATTCGACATATGCCCCGAAAATGGAATTGACGATCGCGGCGTCCAGCTCTGTCCCATCGTACTTGATGAGCATCTTCAGCCGCTGAACGACCGGAGCAAGAATTCCCGCTCCACCGCGATGCTGACCTGCACGCTCTGACTGGAAATGGTGCACCATATTTGCGCGGCCCCAGTCGGTCTCACGCTCGATATAGTCCCATTCCTGCGTCTCGGCAGCCGAGAACCAGTCTCCCTGATGCGCGCGTCGGATATGGTATCCGAGCGGTGCGCCCCATTCATCGATCTGAACGCCACCACGGCAGTATTTCAGATCCCAGTTGTTCTGGGGGACAGACAGCCGGTCCGGATCGATCAGATTGAAACAGGTGGCATATTCGGCCCGGCCTTCCCCGATCCGCTCTGGAAGCCAGCAGACCTGGGCAAGGCTGTCACCATCCACCAGGTCGTGCCGCAGGCCTGTCCAGCACATCTGCGTAAAGCTGAGTCTGCGGCCGACATCGCAATACTGGTTCTCGTCTTCAGCGAACCCCCGCCAGTGGCTGTCAATTGCCCTGCCCCATTCGTCCGCCCATACCGCGTCGAACGACAGGCCGGTCTTCACGCGCAATGCGCGATAGTCGGGCTTGCTGATCGCGCGGAAGGAACCGCCGATCGCGTTATCCAGGACACGAGTGATTGTCCCCGAGGCCCAGCCATCGTTTCGGACCAGGTCCCTGATGCGGGAGACGATCCGGTCACGATAGACATTCAGCTCAACGTCTGGCGACCACAGCAGCGGGTTCCAGGCTTCCATGTGAGGACCGGTGATGTCAGCAGCATCATAAGGAGTCTGCCCCCAACCGCCTGCCAGTCCCATCGCCCGACGACGACGTGGCAGCGCAGGCGTCCGGGGCATTCCTTTTCCATCAGGCCCGAGGATGACTGCGCTGCGTTCTGTCATCGGAATACAAACCTTACTGGACGCCTGCGAGAGATCCCCAGCTGCTTTTGCAGGAGCTGGATATACTGAAGAAGGTCCGTCTTGTTGGCTGCGGTATAGGTGACGGATCGAGATCCATTCACCTGGGAATACGAGACCGCGACCGGCTTTCCGCCGATCATCAGATCATTATAGGCCTGTTGTGCTGCAGCCAGATTGGCCTGGAGCTGCGCTGTCGTGAGGCCAGACATACTGGTTTGTGGAGGCCTGCGAACATACTGCCCGCGCCCGGTAAGGGATGTCATCGCAAACCTCTTCTGCGGAAAACTTTGATGATCTCTTCGTTGACGATCCGGTCCTGACGGCGTGCGATTGTCTCATTGACAATCTGCTCGACAGGTAGCCGCGCCTTGTAGTGAGGCTGTGACACGAACCGGAGAATTTCTCCGACCTTCCCCGGCGCAATCAGCTTGAAAATCCCACGCGGGCGTCGATTCCCGCGCTCGTACCCCACAAAATATTCGCTGCGTGATCCGCGGGCATTTTTGAGCTGTTTGGCAATCCGTCGCGCCGTCCGGTCCCCCATGTTTGACGTGGGGTCCTGCATGAGGTTCAGACGGCTCAGGATCTGGATGATGATGCCGCGCTTGATGTTTCCATTTTCGTCAAGCGGACAGTCTTTCCCAGGAACAACATATTGACCGTCCGAGACCGTTCGAAGTGCCTTTTCAAACCGCTTCATGTCTCGCTCACCACCGCGGATCTGTGGTCCGAGATAGGTAATCGCAGGCGTCCCACGGCGCGCAAAATCCCGGGTCGCTACCCAGGCTTCCAGATTTTTCCCTGTCGCAGGCCTCGTAAAGAACCCGTTCAATGTGAAGGCATTGGGCCGGTCGAAGACCTCTTTCATCCGGTCGACGACTTTCAGACGGGCTCCTGTCGCCAAGCGGTTCAAGGCAGACGCCGCAGCCCTGGGAATTTCGTTTTCCGCCAAGGCGCTCAGATCTCGCTGGAGCGCCTTGGCATCAAGGCCGACTTTGAGATCCATCGGCATCGTGAATTTCCTATCCTGGGAGACGCTTGACCAGGCGGCGCAACCGCTCCTGTCGAGACTGGCGAGCTGTCTCGACAGGTTTCGGCGCTTCCGCCCTTTTCTCGCTGCTCCAGCTGCTCACGGCCTGAGTAACTTTCGACAGATTTTCCACCAAGATTTCTGTCGATGAGACCACATTACTGTTTTCATCCCACGGAGCTGCCCAGACGGGCGGAGAACTCCATGGCATCCGAGCAATTCCGAACAGGAATGCCAGGACGTTCGTCATGACCATCAGATCCAGCGCCTCGTTCCGGGCCGACGGCGTGACTTTCGCCCACCGCCCGTCTGGACGCCTCTGCTCCGCCACCAGCTGCTCGAAAAAGGGATGCGGAGGTTCATTCGCCAGCAACCCTGCCGGAAAATGAACGCGCCAGGCTCCGATGTCAGCGACCTGCAACTGGGTCGAGGCATCATCCTTGAAGCGGTTCGGGTTGAAGAACCCAACCGGGATCTCGCCCCGCGCCGCTGCCGAACGATCTTTTCTCTGAGTGTCCGGATAGGTGACCACCAGCGCCGGAGCGTTGATTGTACTCGCGCCCTTGAGCGGGAGGATGGTCCAACCATCTCGCCCGTCAAACCGTCCCATCCGCTTTGCGCTCCGCCGCTTGCGTGCCCGCCGCCATGCGCCATAGGCCTGCAGCGTCACGCCGTCCTGTCCGCCGCTGTCATATCCGACCGCGAGGATCTTCATGGCGCGGCTTGAGCCATCAGCAAGAGGGTATCTGGCATCCTCGAGAGAGGTTAGCAGATCGTCCCAGTCCTTCTGGCTTGTCGCTGGATCCGCAGTGACCTTCTGGTAATCGATGATCCAGCTCTCGCCGTCGACGCCCCATCCGCGCACCATAAACTCGAAGCGATTGGCCTGGACGTCCACGGCAGCCGTCAGGAACCGGACGCCTTCAGGGACAAAGCCAAGCCGAAGCCCCGGTTCGGCGCGGTTGGCGATCGCCTGCGAGTCCAGTGATCCGGCCGCCCGAGGCGGCTGGTATGGAAGCCCCCAGCGCTTGACAGTGACGGCCCGGAGATCCTTGTCATCTCCCGTCGTCTCGAAGTCACGCTGCGCCTTGACCATGTCATAGGCGAGCGACCCCATACCGCCGATGATGAAAGGCGACATGAGGCCCGTGATCCAGAAACCGGCCGTGGTGCTCGCCACCAAGTCGCCAGAAACCTCACCATCCTGACTGATATCCTGACCACGGCCGACCCAGATCCCGTCCCGATTCATGGCGCGACGCCACTTGTCCTCGATCAGCGTTCCACAATGCGGGCACAGGAGCGCCGCACTGTCGCGGATCTCATCGAGAGGAGCATCTGCATTCCAGTGCAAGGTCATCGGCACGGAAGCGGTCGGGTTCGGACTGGAGAAGCCGTTGCAATGTGGGCATGGCCACCACCAGATGCGGCGATCGCTGTCCCGATAGAGCTTCATGATCCCGTTCGTCCACTTGGACGGGTCGCTGCCCAGAGCCGCGTCAGGATGGCTCTCGGCAAGCACCATGCTCTCTTGCCCGAAGGTCTCACGCCGGATTGACGCCAGAGCGTAGGCGTCACCGAGATTGGCCGGATAGGCATCGATCTCGGTCATGATGATCCGCGGCGCGGACTTGTTGATCAGGTTGTTGTAAGCCGCCGCCAGAAACTCGATCCACATGGACCGGAAGCGCTTGAACTTAAGCGAATTGTCGACCGGCCGCGTACCGAGCTTTTCCTTCATGGAAGGATGGGCATCGATCATGGGCGCGATTTCGCGCTTGACGTAACTCTCGATGACATCGTCGGTCTGGGCATAGACCAGGAAGTCTGCCGGATCGACGTCCACCGACTGGAGGAGCCAGTTCTGCCCAATCGTCGTCTTGCCCGACCGAGCAGGCCCGACCACGGCCGTCGTGAGGTATTGCTGCTCTGTCAGGGCTTCCATGGGCCCCACGAGGTAGGGAGCCTCATCATGGCTCCAGCGCCCCACAAAGCCGCCGCCCCTGTTGTCTAGGATCCGGTGCTTTGCAGCGTAGTCGGCAACATTGATTTCTTCGGCAGGACGGTATGATTCGATCGCTTGGGCGATGATGGAGCGCGGATCTGCGAACAGAACTTCCTCAGGTGAGATGAAGCTGTCGCTCATGTTCGGTGTCTGTATCCTGTTTGAGCATGGTCAGAACGCTGTCGACTGACTTTGCCTGCACGTCCTTCAGGCGGCTCTCAGCCTGCCGCAGGACTGCGTCCGGCCAACTCTGGTCCCGGGCCAGCTGACGGAGAAACGCACCCGTGTCCCGCGCCAGCATCGCAAAGGCCGTGGCCATCATGTCCTGCATCTGATCGGCAATGACGAGCTTGCCGCACCGCTCGGCCTCTTTCCGCTTCAGGTCGCGAAGACGCCAGATATCGATCTGCTCTTTGGTGGAGACGAAGCCTGACCGTGCAGGCTGCTCCTCTTCCGCGAAGAGATCATCGAACTGCAGCTGCAGCTCCATGAGCTTTTCGTCACGGCCGATGGTCGCCTTTTCTTCCTCTTCCCGCCTTGCCGCCAGGAAGTCGAAGACGGCGTGAGGATTGAAGCGCCAGCTCTTGCCGTTGGTGCCCCGATGATCAGCGGGAAAGTCTGGCCACCGGTCAATCCAGTTAGTGAGGGTCGGAAGCGAGACCTTCAGCCGCTTGGCCATCTGGGCCTTGTTCAGCGTGACGGTCTCATGCGCTTCCATTGCCGGTTCCTCATGAGACGACAACAACAACAACACCAACCCATTTTCAGATTTACTCGAAAACTGCCTCTTACCGGGGTGCGAATTACCCCCGGACGGCTACCCCTCCAGGAGGGACCCAAGAAAACCGTGGCTTTCAGGTCACACGAGACCATCCCGGCCGCCCGATCGGGATGGTCTCGAGCCCCAACGACGAAGGGGACGCAGCCCTCACGAGCATACGTCCCCTCATCATGCCAATTACATATGTTCAAAATGGCGGAAGTGGCTAGAGAAAAATGCAGGATCCCGAATTTTTCTCCCTATCCCTACGCAGGCCTCTGCATGCCAATCCTTGGCGGTCTCATGATGGATGCCTAGTTTCCGGCCGATTTTCCGCCATGTCCATCGGTGCTGACCCGAGATCGGATGGACGATCAGCCTCATGTTGACCACAGCCTTCTGTCCCCGGTCAGCCACCATCGGCACCCATGAGAGCGCGAGGTCCATGCGGCTCACTTCATCCGATGTCGGCATGGGCGGCCGGATGTCGCTCTCCATTGGCCAGTCGAGATCATCGCGATCGGCGACGATGTCTGGCCAGTAGGATCTCATTCCGCCAGGCCAGCATCCGCTCGCCGGCATGGCCGCAAGCGTGAAGGCCGCATCATTCAGCCAGTCCGCCACCTGTTCCGGCACATCGCGCCCGAGATCGATGCGCTTGATGCCCTTCACGCCGCAGCCTTTGCGAGGAAGTCGGTCAGTTCCGGACGACGAAGGCCCGCCTCACCACAGGCCAGACGGCTGGTGTAGTCTTCCATCGCAGCTGCCCAGTCACGCTCGGCCTTGCGCTCAACTGCAGTTTTCGGCGCTTCAGGAACGTCACCTTTCGCAATCGCGTCTTCGATCGCCCGAGAGAAATAGCCCAGATGACCAGCCGGACTTCCGCGCTCGATCTGGCGTTCAGCGACACTCTCGACAACGCCGAGGATCAGCCGCTCCGCCTGGTCTTCAGCCAGCCCCTTCTCCAGGGCCATCGCACACCACTGTCGCGTCAGCCCGTAATTCTGCAAGCCACGAGCCGGATCGAACTTCGCAGCCTCGAGGGTTTTCGGTCCAATGCGCTTAAACATCGTGTCGAGCCTAAGCTTATCTTCTGAAGAAGATTTAGAGCTAAGCTTAGCTTCCGCGCGCGTACGTGTAGGGCGGGTTTCTGCCGGGTTTTCGTGAGCCATGTCTTTGCCTCCGGAAATGGGTAGAGCGATATTGCCTTGGCGTCGATCCGCCACGACGCCTGTTTTCGGAGTTTTTCGCGGTCTTCCGCCCTTTGCGCCGTTCGCACGCGACGCGATCTGCCGCGCCGTGAGCCCGAGACCAAGCGGCAGGCCAATGGTCTGCGCATCGCGATCCCAGGTTATCAGCTGGGTTTTCGCGTAGGTTTCCAGGTAGGTTTCGATCAGGTTTGCATCACAGAAAACCTGAGTGCGGGCGAGCGCCGCCAACGCACCCGGAAACGAGACGTCCAGAACGCCCTCAGCAGTGTTGAGGATCAGGTATCTGACCAGACGCATCCATGATAGGACCATGACGGCCTCCATGGCGTTCAGCGCCAGGCTCTCGGCTTCCATCATGAGAACCCGGGCAAGTTGGCTGCGATGTGTTGCACTGACCTTCACGTCAGAAACTCCTGCACCCGCCGACGTGGCGGGATTGAAAACCTAGAAAACCTAGTAGGATGCGAGACGGTATCCGGCACCGACCGCCTCGAGGACGCCGCACTGGACGAGTTCGGGCATGGAACCACGCACGGCCTCGACATCAGCGCCGAGGTATCGGGCGATCTCGTCCGGCGTCGCCCCCGATCGACCAGGCGCGCGGATGGTCGGCACGACATCGCCGACATCCGTCAGGCCGAGCCAGATCGCGCGTGCCGCGAGCGACAGAGGCTGCCAGCGACGATCGGACATCACCGATCGGGCATGCTTTCCCGGACGTTCGCGGCGCGCCATCAGACGAACTCCAGCCCAGCACCCCATGCAGGGCTGCGGGTGTCCTCGCCGACATCGCGGAACCACGTCGTCTCATTATCGAACAGCATGCGACAGCGACCTTCAGGGCCATGCCGGTTCTTCACCAGGAAGACATCGCCCTTGCCGCGCGCGGCATCGAGCCGTTCCTGAAACTCTTGGCATCGAGCATCGAACGAATCACGGGTTTCCTTGTCGCGCTTGACCAAGCCACCCGCGGACGCCTCTTTCTGGAGGTAGTAATGCTCGCGATGGATCAGACCGATAACATCTGCGTCCTGCTCGAGCGCGCCCGTGTCGCGCAGATCGGACATGGCCGGGCGCTTGTTCTCACGCTTTTCCGACTCACGGTTCAGCTGGGCCAGCACGATGATCGGAACGTCAAGTTCCTTGGCGAGGATCTTCAGCTCATTGCTGATTTCCGTCATTTCCTCATACCGCATGCGGCCGCGCACACGCGGAGATCCGCGCATCAGCTGGAAGTAATCCAGAACGATCGCATCGAGCCCTCGCTTGGATCTCTTCATGCGCCGCGCCCGTGACCGCAGCTGCGCCACGGTCAGGCCGCCACGCGTATCAATCTCGAGCGGCAGCTTCTGCGCTTCGTCGCACGCACCTTGCAGGGCATTCCACTCCCATCCCTCGAGCGGCGGTTGCTGACCGGTCGCAGCCTCCTCCGGCACGTCCCAGCGACGGCCTGAAAAGACCGAGCGCAGGTTCAGGCCAGACTTGGCTGCACCGCCGCGCGCTCCCACCTGCTCGGCCGTCATTTCACCAGACCAGAACAGGCAACGCTTGCCGGCCGATGCGACACGCAGAGCGATACCGAGGCCGATCGAGGTCTTGCCCATGGCGGGACGGGCGCCGAGCACATACATGTTTCCGCCGACCAGCCCGTTCGTCAGGCGATCCAGCGAACGATATCCCCAGGACAGTCCGGCAAGCGCCGAACCGCGCTCGACCGCCTCACGGGCCGACAGAACGGCATTGCACAGCGCTTCATGGAAGGTCACGTTCGGCTGACTGTCTGACATGCCCATGGCAATGTGCATGAGGGCTGATTCGTGGCCCTCGACAATGTCCTCGGCGCGCTGATCCTCCGGACGGCAGCAGAGATCCGAGGTTTGCTGACACAGCGCCATCAGTTCGCGCCGCATCGCGGCATCACGGATCTCGCGCGCATAATCCAGCGCGGTCCGCGTGCTGACATAGGCATTGAGCAGCTTGGCGAAATACTCTTTCGGATCGACCTTGCCCCAGACCATTTCGTCCGGATGCATGAAGTGGCGCATGATCGTCAGCGGATCGACCTTGCGCCCTTCATTGTAGATCAGGAGCGCCTTCTCATAGATCTGGGCGTTGATCGGATCCGAGAAGTGCTCAGGACGCAGGATTTCTTCCACGGCCTCGAGCGTCGTCTTTGAATCAATCAGGACGGAACCGAGCAGGCACTGTTCGCAGGCGAGGTTCTGCGGAACGGAGCGCAGAGCGCCGCCGAAAACGCCCGGATCGACGGGTTTATGAATGCTCATGCCGCGACGGCCTCCCCGGCCGGTTTCGTGGGGCGACGCCGATAGCAGGTCATCCGCCTGTAACCCATGACGCGGAGCAGATCGTCCGTCGCCCGGGCTTCATCATTGAGGAATTTGGAGACGCTCGAGGCATTGAGGCCATTGACGCGACAGAAGCCGCGTAATGAGCCCACCGTGCGAATGCGTGTTTCCACTTGTGTAAAAAACTGGAAGTTATTGATCAGCGTCGCGTCTTTGCCGCCACCGATCGGGCGATACCGCGGAAAGCAGTCGAAACCTGCCGCGTCCAGGAACGCCGCAGATGGCAGGCGCCTGCCGTTCAGGATCTGCGAAACCGTCGTATGCGACACACCGATCTGCTGACCGTACCGAACCTGATTGCCGGCTGTGCTGATGTCTGTTTCCAATTCCGCACAAAAGCCGATGAAATCCAGAATGTCAGCCACGGCCTGAACCCCACTGCGCCGGCAGCCTCATGCGACCGCCCTCGACGAGGGTCATTCCCGATGAGAAGCGGCGGACCTGATTATGCAGATCAGGTTTGATGCGCGCGCTTTCGAGGATGGCCTTGGCATTGAACGGCCTCGAATTACGGACAATGCGTCGACCTCTGATCTCGACATTTACCCGCAGGACTTTGAGCGGAACGCCATCCAGCGATACTGGGACATAGGTGAGACTTTCAACCATTGACCCCTCCCAGAACCAGACCCATCCCGACCGGCATCGGCCGACGCACTGGACGCCGCCGCGCGGCTGCCGGCGCGACGGATCGCGTCAGCCCGAGACGGCCGATCAGGCCGTGAGCACTGCCGACGGAGATCCCCGCCTGGCGCGCAATGCGCTGCACGCCATGGCCGTCCGCATGCAGGCGGCGCACCATGGGCTCGAGGCGGGTATAATCATGGGAAGGTCGGGCCATAATTTCCTCAGAGGGTCTGGATCCAGCCCTCGAGGAGACGCATCACTTTCCGGATGCGCCTGTCCCGACGCTGGATTGATTGGATCTCCCGCCCGATCCACCACTGCACGACGAAGATGACGACGCCACGCGCTCTGAAGCGCGCGTAAATCAGCCAGTTTTCAGCAGCAGGACCGAACAGGAAAATGAGAATTGTCATGCGGCGCCTCTGTCATTGAGGCTGTCCAGCTGCTGCTGGAGCCGGAGCTGCCGCGCCTGGAGCGTCTGGATCCGCGCTTGCCGAACGGCTTCCCATTCGCCGGCCGTAACCGACCGGATTTCATGATGCCAGCAGGCGCGAACGCGGCGCTCTGTCAGGCCGAACAGGCGCGAAACCTCACGGAACGCGCCTTTCAGCCCGAGACCACGACGGTCACGAACCTCTTCATTCACCATGTCCTGGAAGCGTTCGGTCAGCGCATCAGACATGGCACTGCACCGGGCCTTGGGTGAAATACCCGCGCGCTTGGGTGAAATACCCAACATCTTGGGTGTCCTCTCTGTCAGTGTTCCGGGTGTTGAGTGCCGGATCCACTGGCAGAGAGGAGAACACCATTTTGAGGACGAGATTTTGCAGGGCGGCCATGATCAGGCCGCCTTCTCATTTGACTGCTCTGGACCGAAGACATCAGGGCGGATGACGTGGACAGAGACGCCCGCCATCTGAGCAATGGTAATTGCATGGCATGGCGGGATCTTCCGCCAGCCACAGACAGTGGAGTGATGACGATGAACCGCCTGCCCCACCTTGAGCGGGCCGCCAGCCATCCGAATGATGTCTTTTGTGTCCATGGCCCACAATGTGGGGCAGTCCCACATTGGAAGTCAATATGAATGTTCGGAGATCCCGCCCCAATTCTTCTCCCTGCGTTCAATCTAACCACATGGAAAATGAAAATACGCTCTCTCGCCGAGTGAGAACATTAAGAGAACAAAAAGGCTTGACGCAAGCGGTCGCTGCGGAAGAGATAGGGATATCGCGCGCTCACCTGACTAAAATCGAAACAGGGCGTGACGCACCAGGGAGAGCGACTCTGATGGCGATCGCAACCTATTTCAATGTTTCACTTGATTGGCTGACCGAAGGAAGAGGGCAGAAACTACCCGCAGCCGCCCTCAATGAACATGAGGCCGCTTTGCTAGACGCGTATCGAAGGCTACCTGAAGATGAAGCCACTGCCCTTCTGCAATATACGTTGATCCGCACCAAAGGCGCCCGTGATGCTTAAGCACACTCTTTTCTTGATGTGCTTTTCAGCCTTACTTGCGGGATGTAGCACATGTGTAAATGTCCTATCGGATGATGAGTGCACCGCTCGAAAAGATGCAGTTCAAAGAGATTTCTACAAAGCTCAATGGGACAAAGAGCAATTACAAGCAAAAGAGAGAAAGGACGAGTATCAGAAACAAGTGGCTTCCTCTATGGAGCATTACAGGGATGATATTAAAAAGCTCCACGTGTTTCCGTCCGGATCAAATAATGATCGATATTTTGTTGTGTCTGATAACATTGTTGGGTGTTCAGACCCTGGTATTGCCTGGGCAATTTCTCGAAAGCTACATTCCTCTCCCCCTCATAATTCTTCAGGCTGGGTTACTGGAAGGGATCCAGAAGTCGCAGAGGCAGTTATCGCGGAATCAGGGTGCATGCCTGTGTCTAAATCGGTCCCTTGGCGGGTTCTATTTAGCGTAGATCATGCTCACTACATGTTTTCAGCCACCTCTGGAGTTCCGGTGAGGCTCTGGTTCGCTTACGGTGAGATCAAGAACCGATATGGGGCAGTCCCACCCACAGGTACGCTAGGCGCGCTTTACCCCCAGCTCGATGTGGGAAAATAGAACATTTTGCTTGACGGCATATGTGGGAATACCCCACATTAACCCCATCGCCACCCGCGATGGAGAGGTTTCATGTCGTTTCAGTCGACCCGCGGACACCACTTGCGGTCCGCCCTGGACACGGTCCAGTGCTTTTTCCCGAAGATCTTCCGTAGCTATCAGCGCAGTCGCAGCCTTGCCCGCATAGCGGCGCTGCCGACCGAGGCATTCCTTGCACAGGCGGACAGATATGACGCCGCTGCCCAGTTCTGCGACGCAGATCCGTCAGGCAATCCCCTCGCCGTCCTGTTCCGCGACCTCGCCGACAGATGGCGCTGCCGCGCCCCATCCCGCCAGATCGCACACGAGCGAGGTGCGGCATGAAATTGGCAGAAGTAAGAGAAACAGCCGCTGACTTCTATTTGAAAATAGTAGACAGGAGTTCTTATTTTCAAATTCTAGTTATTGGAGCACTACTGAAAAAATTTGCCTTAGATGCTAGCGACTATGGTGAAGATGGTGCCGAATGCATCCTTAAGATTGCTCGACTTGCTGTAGCGGATTTGGAAATAGATCTGCTTTCTTGCCGAATGGACTTGCCCGAGGAAGAGGGGGCCTCGGGATGACCCGCAAGCCTCACCCCGCCGTCGGCGGCCACACGCAGACCAGCTTTGATCTGTTCCTGAACGGCTATCATCCGGACATTCACGAACAGGCCCGCGATCTGCGGACCCGGATGGAATGGTACCACATGCTGGCCAACGATTACGGATCCGTCGAACAGCCGAATGCCTCTATCAAGGTGATGGCAAAGGCTTGGCATGAGTCCGCCAACCATCTGGAAGAGCAGCTGGTACTGCTCCTCTATGCCAATCGTCTGCCGGATCCTGTTCCAGGCATTCCGCCTCGCCCCGCTCGACCGGCTCAGATCAAAAAGCCTGCCGCGCTGCAGACGCCATCGGAAAAAGCACGCCTGCGCAGTTGGTGCGACAAGGCCGTCCACAACCTTCGGGTCCTGACCTACGCAGCGCCACGGGAGGGACTGTGATGGCCGGCAAGCGCCGCAGCATCAAACTGTTCTCGATCTGTGACGGTCGAGGTCAGATCGCAGCCCGTTACAGCACGCTCTGGCATGCCCAGACGGCCGCAACAACCTGGTGCATGCAAAAACGCGCATCCGTGCCGGTCCGCAAAGGCTGCAAGACGGTTGCCGTCGCTCGACCGATCGAAGGTGGCCGCGTCACACTCGACTGGAGCGATGCCCAGGAGCTGGCGCTGTGAGCCCGCTGCCCAAGATCCTCGAGGGGCTTCGGGACCACACGCCCGTCAGCGTCATCGCGGAACAGAACGCCGTGCCCGAGGAGACGGTGATCCTGATTTGGGATCAGCTGTTTACCGCCGGCATCGCTGCAGCCTGTGCATTCGACCAGGATATCGAAAGCGTGCCGCCAGTCTGCGCGTCAGCTGGAAGACCGTCTCTGGATGACCGGATTTCGGAAGAGCGCAAATCCAACATCCTGCGCCTTTTCAAAATGGGTTTGGGGACCGCCGCAATTTCCCGAACCACCGGGCTGAGCACAGCCACCGTCTCCTATCACCGACGTCGTCTGGAAGACGCAGGCGATCTCCCGTTCTCCAAAAGCCGAAGGTCCTGACATGCCCCCAATTCTGATCGAGACGCGCGCCCTCGCCTTCGCGTCTTTCGCCGTAAATCCGGAATGCCCGCGGTTCCATCTGCGCGGCGTGCGGGTCGAGTATCACGACGGATATGCAGTCTGCATTGCGACAGACGGCATTGTTCTCCTGTTTGCCCGTTCCGAATATCAGACAGAGCCGTTCGAGCCGTTCACGCTCAATTTCCGCAAGTCCAGTCGCCTGTTTGCCTGCGCCCGGAAGATGGGGCCGATGGTCTCCATTACATTTGGGCCTGATGGCGAAGCAGTCTGGGCGCTTGTCCGCATGAACGGAACCGTCATTGAGCGCGGATTTGTCGAGCTTCTCGCCGCGGAAGAGCCCTATCCGGAATGGCGCACCCTGCTCCCGGGAAACCCAGTCCCGAAAACGGCAACACCTGTGGATGTCTGGCCCATGTCGATGCGCTGGATTTGCCGAGCCGTCGAAAATTACAGCGGAGATCTGGCTTGCACGCTCCGCCTGGTGTCGCCCGGACCAAGCCGTCCGACTGTCATCCTCGTTCCTGAGGCAAGGTCTGTCGGCGGCCTGGTCGTGTCGGTTTCGCATAAGACGGACATCGAGGTCGTCTTCCCCAACTGGGCCATGATTGAACCCCAGGAGCCACTCTCCGCAGACGATCCGCCGGAGGAGAACGCAGCATGAGGACGTCAGCCGATTTCCGGAGCTTGCGCCATCGCGCGGCCGACATGGGCTGGATGCCCTCCAAGACCAACGGCGGCCATATTCGTTGGCGTCATGCGTGCGGCGCGATCGTGTTCGCACCATCGACTCCAAGCGACCGCCGCTCTCTGAAAAACACTCTGGCGCAGTTGAAGCGCCACACCCCCGCGCAGGAGGCGCATGCATCGTGAGTGAATTTATTCTGCCGTTACCGGCTGGAAAGAAGTATGAGAACGCCCCCTTGCTTTTGCCCGTTTCCGAGATGGGGCCGGCCCTCCCGGTTTTAAGCCAGGGTGACATGCAGGGCTTTGGATCTTGGCTTCACGTGCCGGAATACATCTGTCCTTCCGGGCGCCTGCTGATCTATGGAACGCCTTCTCAGGTTGCTGAAGCTATTTCAGCTGACGAGCGTGTCGCCAGCATTGTTCCGATGCACGAAACGGAGTGCGGCGAGGAATGAGCCAGCTCCTGATCACAAAGGCAGGACAGGACGTTCTCGCCAAGGAAATGAAAAAGGCGCTCGATAAGGCGCTGATGGAAGGTCCCCGCACGACGGAAGAGATCATGACCTCTCTCATCATCTTGCTGATCGGCGGCCATCCCCTTCATAGGGATCTGATGGATCGCATCACCGGCCGTGATGGTGGCGGCGGCTTCAGCCGCATGGAACAGGTCGATGTCGAGGATATCGCGATCGAGACGATCAAGCGCCTTACGAACATCATCCCGCCGGCCAGACGAACAAGTGCCGGCAAGTCAGCTGAGTCATATCAGATCGGTGAACTGATCGGCTCGATCATCAATGCAGACGTCTACATGTCAAGTCTGGCCATCGATGAGGTCTTGGAACACGTCCCCAGGCACACTCTTATGGCGCTGATCCCCGAGAGCGTAGGCCCGGACAAGCACGTAAAGCGCGCGAAACTCGCAGATCTGCGCGCCATGATCGTGGACGCAAAGGTCGACTGGCATCCGACGTCCTTCAACACATTCACGGAGGATCTGGCACGATGAGAGCTGCTCGCATGGCAATCGCAGCCTACGTCGTGATTTCGGCAATCAGCGCAGCTTGGCTCGCCCATAGCACGTCCTACGCCTCAGAAGCCGTAAAGGCGCCAAAGCGATGGATACTCCTCGATGGCTTTCTGGGGTTCTTCTGGCCCATCGCCCTCTACGTCTGGCTCATGAACACGGACATGAAATGGGCCAGTGCCTCAACCCGCGACGGATGGAGCGAGAAATGACACAGGCTAAGAACAGCGCGGTTCGGACGCGGGAAGAGCAGGTAAAGCTCTTTGGAGATATGGTCGAAGAATTAGGGAGTGTTGGCGATAACTCTTATGGGTGGGTGAGACGAGAAATTGAAGCCGCCGAAGCCCGAGGCGCGGCGCAACAGCGCCGGAAGGATGCGGAGGGGCAGGAGCCGGTTGCTTGGGTTGATGCCGAGGATTTGCCTAGTGAGGAATGCCAGAGAAGGCCATGCCATCTGATCTTGAAAAGAACGCCCATCTACAGCACGCCTCTCTACACTAGCCCCGCCAACATCGCCGCGCTGGAAGCGAGGGTGAAGGAGTTGGAGGCGGAGAAAGTCGCGCGGGATAAGGCGAGAGAGCATAATTGGTTCTATCTGAGAGAAGACCCAGAATGCAGTCACTCCGATGTTTCCGGTTTGCTGGATGACCTATGTCCGCTTGAAATGGTGCAGATAGCAGAAGCTGCGGATGTTCGTACCTTCTGGGCCTTTCAGCGGGCGCACGGGGAAATATTCGAGTTCGATACCGAGGAAGAAGCTCTCGCTGCCCTCACACGCGAGGGGGAACAGGCATGAGCGGGAGGACAGATGCGGAGCGGCTGGAGTGGCTGGACGGAGTGGGAGATTTTAGCGTCACCAGCCATGCAAATGAATACTGCTTTCTGCACCTTGACCGATGCGGGGTTAAGGAAATGTTTAGTGGCGATAATATTGCAGAGGCGATCGATGCAGCCATGGATGCGGAGGAGCAGGAATGACCAGCCTTCCCTTAACGCAGGTATTCACAGTCAATGACGTGCTCTGCCACCTCAAAGGGCGCATTGGACGCAGGAAGCTCCTGGATCACCTGAAGGCCACGCCATCCTTTCATGGCGGCCCTACCCATCTTCGCTGGCCGAACCGCATTGTGTTCCGCCCTGCCGATTATGAACGCTTACTCTTGAGTCTTGAATGTCCCTCAAAATCGTCAACCGTCACGGCACCGATCGCCTCTACATCCGCGGCACCATCGGCGGACAAAGCATTAGCGAAAGCACAGGAACTACTGACCCCGCCCGCGCCGAAGAATACCGCGCCAAGAGGGAAGCGGAGCTCTGGAAGGAATCGGTCTACGGCAAGCGCGCCGTTGTAACTTTTGCGCATGCCGTAGGTGCATACCTCGAGGATGCGCCCCGTTCGGAGACGACGAAGTTTCACCTACGGCGGCTTCTGCAGCACTTCGGGACAACGCGGCTCATGGATATCGCCCAACCTCAGGTTGATGATGCCTACCGGGCGATCCTGCGCGATGGAGTAAATGCCTCCCCAGCGACCAAGATGCGCGGCGTATTGACCCCGCTCCGCGCGATTCTGGAATTCGCGGCCATCCGGCGTTGGTGCGATCGGCCGGCCTTTGCCACACCGAAGATTCCCAAGCGGAAAACAAACTACCTACGGCCGGACGAGGTAGACCGCTTGATCCAGGCAGCCACCCCTCACCTGCGCCCATTGATCATCTTTCTTGTCGGCACCGGCGCACGCCTCTCAGAAGCTTTGGAGCTGGAGTGGCGGGACGTGGACCTGCGCGGTAAGCGTGCGGTTGTCTGGCAGAAGCAGGGCAATGAGCGGCGCGTCGACTTGCCCCCTTGCGTGATCCGCTCCCTGCTCACCTTGGGGCACCGCGATGGGCCCGTGTTCCGCCCCCGAATTCGCCGGCCGGATGCATCTGGCGTGATCAACGACGGATATGCCAGCAAGGGACGACTTGCCGGAGGTCAGATCAAGAGCGCCTGGAGCGTAGCCTGCCGTAAGGCCGGTCTGACAGGCAGGACGCGGAAATGGCAGCCAAAAGGCAGCGATACCATTAAGACCGCCTTCGTCCCCGACATCACTCCACACGATCTGCGCCATACCTGGGCAACCTGGCATTACTGCCTCCATCGCGACATCCTCCGGCTGAAAGATGACGGCGGATGGGCGACGCTTTCAATCGTCACCAGGTACGCAAAGAAGATGCCGGATGAATACAAAAAAGATGTGGAAAACTGGCTCAATCGGGACGACTGA